GACAGAATTCGAGATTGAACTCGACATCGAACCAGCCGTTGATGACAGAGGCAAACTTGTTACCCCATTACCTGAGGTCAACGATGACACTATTGCTGTCGATAAGTCAAAGGCAGGAGGAGGCGAAGGAGAAGCTGGAGGAACTGGAACTGCTGATGGAACTGGTACTGGCCGAGGAACTGGGGATGGAACGGGGCAAGGTACGGGCGAAGGGACTGGTAGTGGTACAAGAGGGAAGCGAAAGCCCAAGGGCAAAAAAGATAATACTCCTGAGGTACAAAAAGTATTAGAAGAAATAGCTAAGCGACGAGCTGACTTGTTAAAGTACCTTAAGTCTAGAGGTTACGGCACAAGCCGGGAGAACTTAATACGAATAGGTGAGAACCCGGAACTTGCCGACCGAATGTTCTACGACATTGACCTTTGGATGATGAGCCTACCACAGAAAATTTACTCTTGGTTCAAGGCTATTATATATGGAAACCTTCTTGGTGCTCCTGAGACATTGATGACTAACTTATCGTCTGCCTTAGGTGTTCCTAAGATAATGCGTTTAGAGAAAAAGCTAGGAAGGAAATTGTTTTTTGAGTTGCCTGAAAAGCTAGGCTACAAAGGTAAGATTGAAAAAACCACAACAAGCAAAGACATGAAGAAGTTTGATGAAGTGCTTCGCAATAATCCAGAACTGGCTGACGCAGTTAATGTTGGTATGAGATATGCCTTTGTTCAAGGGATGAACGACAGTGACAGTATTCAAGGTAAGTTGGTAGGTGGTTTCACGAATTTAATCAGGTCATACATCAAAGACAAAAAGATTTCTTGGGAAACAGCCGTCAAGACAATGGCTTCTGGGGTTGACCAAGTCAACTTACAGGTAAAAGGCTTTGATGCTTCCAATGCAAATTTCTGGTTGCAAGAACAAGGTGTTGGGGAAGAAAGAACGAAAATGCAAAAGGGTTGGGCACAAGGCAGTAGAGCCAGAGCACGTAAGCCACACCTTGAGAACGAACTCTTGCTTGCATTAAGAGCTGATGATGCTGCTTTGTTTTTGCAGAAGTTAATTCTTGCACCAACAAACTTGATGATGGCTACTGACAACTTTTTCAAAATGGAACTAGCTCGTTCCAATGTGGGAATTGTTGCAGCAGGTATGGCAAGAAGGCAAGTTGAGGATGGAAAACTAGAAGAGGGTGAGGTAGAAGAATTCATCATCAACATGGTATCTGATAAGCGTTCTATTGCATGGCAGAAAGCAGTTGAGTTTGCACAAATTGGTTTGTTCCAGAAAGGCAAGCATACAACTTTAAGTCTAGGCAAAGATAAGGATGCTGCTGGAAAGAGGGTGGTGACCACCCTTAACTCATGGGCCAGAAAGAATATGGTTGCTGATGCTGCTGTTCTACTGTACGCCCCATTCAAAATGACTCCGATTAATATATTCGTTGAATCATTTAATCGCTCTCCAGTTGCCGGTTGGGGCTTCTTGATGGTTCATGCTTTAAGAAACAGGGCAGAAGGTAGGCACCCATTTGACGGCATTGAAGGTTCTGCGTTTACCAATGCAGTTCTTTCATTAGCTATGGTTAGTCTCTCTCTTATGTTTATGTCTGATGATGATGACGATGATGATGATAAGCCAATTAAGAATACTATAGCTGGTGTATCTGGAGAAAGACACCAACGACAAGAGCAAAGAGAGCTGGGTTATTTATCACCGGAGGGAGAACCGGGCACAGTTACTATTGGCGGTGTTACTTGGGGCACACGAAACTTTGCTCCATATGCTGGGCCATTACATGCTGGTGCCGAAGGGGCCATAACAGCTAAAGAAGGTAAAGGACTTTCAGATATTGTTGGTAACAGTGCTACTGCCACCATAAATTCTATCCTTGACTTGCCCCTTATGGAGAGTCCCAAGAAACTTGAGCAATTCATACGGTCAGACGATAAGTGGGAGGGCTTTAAGGAACTCGTTGCGGGGCCAACAAGTATGGCTACTCATGGTTTATATAAGTCTATCCGTCGAGAAACCAGACCGTTTGTATCACGTTCTCGGGGTGATGACCCATTTGAAACATGGAAGAAAAGAACGGAACTGGCAGGCGACAGGCAACCCATTGTGCAGCCCTTTGGAATCATAGCTAGAAATGAATTCATAGAGGGAGATGCAACTGGCGAGATGGATATACTGGGAACCTTAGCTAACATGTTCGTTCCACTAGCTGACTACAAAGGAGAAGCCAAGGGCTATAAAGGTGCAGAGATATATAAGAACTGGAATAAAAAGGTTGACCAAGGGAGAGTAAAGACAGGAGAAGGCGAAGACAAACCTGCAAGACAGTATCCTAATAAGATACTACAAGGCCCTGACAAAAGAAGCTACAGAGAAGATGGGAAGACTACGACTTTGACTCGACCGGAATTTACTGAGTTCTCATTGGTAGCTGGTGCTATAGCTAAAAAGTATGTGGATGCCCACTTGACTACAATGACAATGGAAAATCCTTCAGAGTTTGACATTAAAGTTATGGAGCGTGTTCAAACTAAAGCACAGGAATATGTAAAAGACCATCACATTAGATACGGCAACTTAAAAGGGATAAGAATAGACTCTGCTTACAGTAATATTAAGTATGACATGCAAAAGTATATTTATGGGAACAAAGATGGGACGCAGAAAGAGAAGGCGAGATGGTACAACGGCAGGAATAACTAATGAGTACATTGACTCGGAAAGCACAACCGAGGCAGAGGCTCATGGGTTCAGGAAAGATGTCAGAGTATCCGCACGTACAAGTAAGGTTGAAGCCAAGCAAGCAGGTAAGGCTGCTGTAATAGAGAGCAAGGCTATGCTTGCACAGGCTAAAGCAAACAAAAGAAAGTGGCTCGTAGCCTTGATAGCCATTGGTATGGCTGCATATATGTTTATTAAAGCAAAGATAGGAGTAGGATGATGGGTGCTATTAAGAACATCGTCAGTGATTTTATTAACAGCTTGAAGAACAGTAAGCGTGTGCTTACTGGGATACTTACAGTGGTGTTCATGTTCGCATATGAATACTTCAAGCTAGAAGAGAAGGGCATAGCTAGGGAGTCAGTCAACAATGCCGTTATGACTATTGTGGCATTGATACTAGGCGACTCTATTCGCAGCGTTAACCCGGACAAGGTGGAATGATGAAGAGTTGGTACATACTACCGTTGTCACGAACAAGAGTCATGGTACGCACACGAAACTGTGCAACCTGTGTATCTATCCAAGAACATCTGGAGTCACAGGGATTTGTGCGTGTTAGATTCTTCAGGTTCATTTTACATATCATTAACTTTAAGTGTAAGGTTGTGCCTTACGATGGGAGCAGCACCCCCTCAGCCAGTTGATGCTGGCAGGCTGGCAGTGGCTTCGGCTGCTGTCAGCTTTTGGGGTGAGATAAAAAGATGGAAACACAAGACTGGATAACTATAGTAAATAGTATTGGGTTGCCAGCAGCCTTCCTCATTTTTCTAATGTGGGGACTCTGGAAAGTTCTAACCGCAATAGCACCATACTTTCTTGACTCATATACAAAACATTGTGAGTTGATAGAGGAACTTAAAGATAGTGTTCGCAATTGTGATAAGAATGGGAAGGCACTGAACCATGCGGCTGATGCCTTAGATGTACTTGCACCCGCAAGTAAAAAGGAGGCTGTTCGCAGGCATACTGTTGCAATGAAAGAGGAGTTGCAGTGACTATAACAGCGAGAATAAAAAAGAACTTCGAGGAAAATGGTGAGAGATGTGCTAGCGAACTAGCTAAGCTCGATGAGTTCAAAGACCTAACTCTTGAACAGATTCAGAACGGTATAGCTAGAGTTCGTAATCCCGAAAAGGACAGGGACTACTACAGAAGGAATCCCAACTATTTACTTTGGAGAAATGCACGCTCTCGGTCTATAAAAAAGAACATTTACTTTGACCTCAAGAGAGAAGATATTGTCATCCCTACGAGGTGCCCTATCTTAGGTATGCCTTTGTTTTCATCAGTGGGTAACCGGGGAGGAGGGCCAGCTAGTCCAACCGTAGATAGGATAGACCCAACAAAGGGATACACAAAAGAGAACGTGCATGTTATCAGCAGAAGGGCCAACACACTCAAGAGCGATGCTTCGCCGGAAGAGTTGCGTAAGATATGTGAGTGGATTAGGAACTACTGGCTAGAAAAGGACTCGTAAACCCAGTCCTTATTGAATGACTTATCTTCACGTATAAACTTCCTGAAGTGTTTCTTCATCCATTCCTTGGGGAATGTTACACCACTAACTCTTCCGCCATCACCAGACATCTCTCTTACTGTGCCCTCTTTATCTCTGTCGTTCTTCACAAGAAAGCGAAGCCTCGACACTTCAATCATCCAAGCACCTTCGTTGGTGACAATCACCCAGAAGTCTGCCTTGGTTCCCCACACTCCACTGTCTACTCCGTTACATGCTTCTTCTATAAACACGTTGCCTGTAGACTCACACTTCCTGTCGTGCTTGACTTCACACGTGAAGGACGGGTTGTGAATGTCGTAAGCCTTTCTTGTTTCGTAGTCTTCGGATTCATTTAACTCTGTGTCGTGCCATCCTGATAGTTTAAGCACATCTCTAACCATATGTTCAGCACCACGAGCGAAGTCTAAGTCATCATCAAATGTCATCAGCATCTTCTCCTCCTTCAAAGTAACCACATTCAGGACAGATATGATTCTTCTCAAACATTTCCCGAACACCATTCAAACACTCTTGGCAGAAAGCAAATTCAATTATACCTATGTACCCATGCACACCCTCATTGCAGGCAAGGAAGTGTGTGCTACAGATACAGCATGTAAGTATGTCTTCATTCAGAGAGTTCATTTAACTTCTTCATTTGGTACAAACAAAACCACAAAGACAGGGCAAACAAAAAGAAAACAGCAGGAGTCTTGATAAGATAATCAACCATTCCCAACACTTTCATACTTAAAACACTCAAGAGCTATCCAACTTTCATTAACTCTTTTTGGGAACTCTTGGTCAGTGAACTTAATGGAGTAAGAGTTCTCGCCTATCCTCTTGATGTAGTCTATATTATCAAGTGTTATCTCCACCTTCTTGAATCGGTAAGGCTTCGGCAATTTCACCCCAGTCTTTGAGGTAGTGGATAACTGCCCATGGCTTCCCATTCTTTCTATGCAGGACAACAGGAATTTGACCTGCTTTTCTGTCTGCGTCAGCTTGCTCAAGAGCTGCGTACAAGTTAAATCTTTCGACACGTTTCACCTCAAAGTGTATCTTATCTATATCTGTTATCAGGTCTGAGTCTCCAGCCACGCCGCAATACTGCTGCGCCCTGCGTGCGGAGATACCTAAATCCTGAAGGGCTTTGGCTGCTTCACGTTCGCCTCTCTTCCCTTTATCTCTTGACATCTTACCCATCATCTTCCTTTCCATTTGTATCTATAACTTCTACAATTGGAGTGTCCCATTCGACACGAGGCTTACCTGCCCATCTGCGTTCTCTCTCTTCCAATGTCCAACTATCCTGTATCTCTAAGCATACCCTTACGATACGCTCATCCATAAGTCTAGCGGCCTCTCTCTCTGTGATACAAGAGATAACAACCACATCCTCGTGAGGAGGATATGGCATAGACAGATAGGCAGGCTCACCCGTTTCGGAGTCCAATATGTATTTGCTTCGTTTCTTATTCATTACCAACGGAATTGTTGGCGTGGTGCATCAAAACGAAGTGGAACCTTTGCTGTACGAATAGGGCCATTCCTACGTTTGGCAATCTGTATATCGTACTTCTTCTTGTCTTGGTTATATCCACCACGAGCGTGCCACCACCCAAACATAATGAGGTCAGCGTCTTGCTCCAGTTGTCCTGACTCACGTAAATCAGAACCATTGAAGTGTACATTCTCCCTACGCTCCACCTCACGTGAGACCTGACAGAGTGCTAGCACTCCGACATTATGTTCTCTTGCTGAGGTCTTAATGCGTTGAGATATTTCAGTCACAGCTTCATACCTGCCGTTCTTATTATTAGTTCTTAACAACTGCAAATAATCGACAGCTACTAGCTGAACCCCCTTAGCTGCATAAGCAGCCATGTTCTTTTCAACCTGTTCGATAGTAGATATGTTGCGGAAGTAGAATGGAAGTTTCCCTAGCTTCTCTTTAGCTTGGCTAAGGATAGCATCCTGCTGTTCCTTCCATTCTCTTTCATCATTCCCCATCAGGTTCATGACTACACGACGACCAATTTCCTTCTCGCCCATCTCCGCATTGAGCATAAGTACAGGAGTACCTTTACTGGCTTGATAAGTAAGCCACTGTAAAGCGATAGCTGACTTGCCGTGACCCGGCCTTGCAGCTATGATTGCCATCTCGCCCCGCCCAACCCCATCAATAGATGCGTCGAGAGGAGCCACACCACTGGCTAAATAGTGTGCAGTACCCATACCCGTTATAAACTTCTCTGCACATGAGAACAGCGTTGACTCTTCGCTCCCCTCATCAAGAGTTTTCTTTTCTTCACGTGTGCTTAGGTGCTTGTAAGCATTGTCTACAGTCAACTCAATCCAGCTATCTGGCTTAGAGTAACTGTGCTTCAGCATCCAAATCTTTATTGCACTAACGATGTCCCCCGTTGGGACTCTATGGTACACCAAATCCCTAGCAATTGCATACACAATATTAGACTTAGTGCCTTCTTTGAATCCATTAGGTACAGTACCATTCCAAGAGCGAGACAAGTCAGAGTTGACAACAGCTAGCAGTTTAGCCACGCTCTCGGGGAGTTCTTCGCATCCCTCAATTACAGGAGTCTTTCTCTCCTTGTATCCATGAGCATCGACAATATCATCTAGCTCTTTAATAGTTATCAACTCAACCCCATCAACACCTACATCATCAGGCCCGGCATTGGGGTCAATGACTCTTGATTCATTCCAATATGGTAAGCGTACCTGATTACCTATTCCCCCTTCACGTAGCTTGTCTTGTCTTGGGTAGATTTCTTTGTACCCAATTCCAAGTTTGTCATCGACCGTATCCCAAAGGAACCGTGCTTTGGCTGCGTCAACTGGCTCCGAAAAGAACAGCCACACGTGAGCACCATTGCCACTGCTACTAATTTCAAACATAGGGTCAAGCCCCATTTTCTTAAGGTGGTTGTATGTTTCAAGAGCTTGCACCTTCCACTTAGGGTTAGGGTCGTTGTCGTGGTTATCAAAGTCTACACATGTACACTTAACCTTGTTGTCTTCATCCATCAGGTACACGCCGTAACATTCTTTCTGTTCCTTAACGTGCTTAGCTAAATACTTCTTAGCAGTTAGCTTCATCTTCTTTGGTCTTGGGTTAGCACCAACTGGTTGAACTGCTACTACGCCACTTCGTCCAGTAAATAATCCAACTACCCTTTCTGCTGTTGTTAATTCCATCTCTAGGTTCCTTATAAAAAAAGCATGAGGGAAGATGCCTCCTCCCCCATGCTGTAGACACAACTGTTAATTAAAACGGCGTTTCAGCACCCCCTCCATCCGTAGCCGGTGGAGTAGTTGGAGTTGCGTCTGGTGCAGCTTGCTTGAAATGGTGACCAAACAAATTATTAATATTCATAAGGTCAGTCTTATCAAGGGTAGGGCGTGAGCCACCACCTGAATTTGGTCGAGAGACTCTCCAGTTTTCATACTGACCATCCCACTTGTTGTAGAAGTTAGCTTTCTTGCCAACCAAACTAATGGGGTTGTCATCTGTAGAATCAATCCGGCTTGGGGAACCAGTAAAACCAAGCACCTCCAAATCCTTTGCTGCATACTCTGCACCTCTGTCACTAAGCAACATGTACACAGTTCGCTTTACTGGTGCGGGGAATTCATCAATCCCTGTACCATCGCTATTAACAAATCCGAACACGTTAATGTCCATCCAAATTTGAGGTATACCTTTATTCTTAGTTACGGTTAGTCCGTGTCCTAGAATCTCACCCTCATATAAACCAGTATCTAATTGCGGCATAGCTTTTCTCCTTACTTACTATTCTTTGCAACTTTGAAATTTTCCCAACCTTCGGCGGCTGAGTTACCTAAACTAAATGAAGCAGGCATATTGTGCCTGTTCTTTGCATCCCATGCGGCGGTGCGTTGTGAGTACGCCATGCGTATGTCACCACCTTTACCCTTGTTCTTGAACCCTTCCCTAGTGACGGAAGTAAAGTAGTTCATGAACAGGATTATGTCAGCCCACTTTGCAGTAGCCCCCCATAACTTGACGTTCATGTCAGGTGTGTACCTGTCATAGTCATTACCTTCGGGGTTACTAAAGGATTTAACCTGAGCATGAGCAGTACAGATTATACCGATACCCTTATTTCTAATCGAGTCCAGCTTTTTAAGCACCTTTGCCCACTCCTCTAAGGTAGTGGCGTACCCAACCCCAAACTCACCGAAACCTTTAACTCCCCAGTCACCATTAAACTTCGTAGCACATACATGCTCAGCACATAATTGAGCTAGTCCATTAACACAATCGACAATGAGAACCTTAGCCCCGGTATCACCCTCCAATACTGCATCCAGTATGTTCATGAACTCAGTGTAGGATTCAACCTCTGGAAAGTGTCGTACAGGTTTAAGTGCACCGCTACGCATGAGTGTTTCCAAGCCAGTCTCACCACGAGTCATAATGACTAGCGGGTCGGGTGCTTGTGCAGCAAAGGAAGTCTTACCGACTCCCTCCACTCCGTAGACAATCATAGCATCAGGTCGATGCCTGCCAGTGTCTGTAATCTGGCTCAGCAAGTCATTAACTTGCTCTTTCTTCACAGTCATCTTCTTCTCCTTTGTTTTTCCAGTATTCTTCTAATGCTAGATGAATAGCTGAACCAAATGTGAGTGCGGCTGAGGCAGGTCTGTCTGGCTCAATCTTCCGCACATAACGATAGTAATACTTCCTTCTGCAACTCATGAAGCATGATGCCTTGCTATGGCTAAGCGTAGTATCGCCGGATGTTTCACCGCCTTTACGCTCCCTCCATACGACATCACTCTCCGAACTCAAGCCCCTGCACAACGATAAGTATTCGCATGGACTGTTGTAAGAATTGCAAGAGTTAGTGTTCTGATACCAAGCACCCCGTGCTTCTGCACGCTGTATGTCATCTACTATCTGGAGTAGCTGAGCATATGTATCTTTAAGTGCTTCGTTATCTCGGGTAATGTTGCCCACACGCACATAGTATTT